TAAAAGAAGTAGCAAGTTTAATTGGATGGGACGGGCAAAAAACACCATTAGGTAGGAAGTTATTACAAGACATTGGTGATGCTGGTAGAGATTACAACTCGTATACTTGGGCATTGAAAGTGAGAGATGAAATACTTTCTATCCCATTTCCAGTTAATGTAGCAGTGATAAGTGATTGGCGTTATCTAAATGAGGCTGAAATGTTTGTAAGTGACCCTATTTTTAACGTTGTAACACTGCGTATCTCTGGAAGAAATGAGGCAATGTTATCATCGCTAGCAGAGCATTCATCTGAAACATCACTTACTGATGAGATGGAATATGATTTTGTAGTTGATAACTCAGGAAGTTTGGATGAGTTTGAAAAAGCCATTGCCAATATTGTTTTGGGCAGAATAGATGCGAAAGTATAATTATAAAATGTGTGTTATTCCGAAAAGTAAAATAAAAGGAAAGCATAGAGGAATAATTTCGCAAGAGAAGCTAACTAAAGCAGTAGAACAAGAAGTAAAAGTTATATTGGCTAAATATGGGGATATTTTTGAGCATGTTGAGATTGCGGAGGGGCACTATCCTCCGCTTTCTCCAAATATAAAATTAGATTTGAAATTAGTAGAATCTAAAAATATTCCAAAATTTCATTTATTTTTCTTATATAAAGAAGAAAAACAGGAGAATATGGTATAATTACTATGATAAATAAACTAAAAAAAATTCAAGTTGGTATGGTTACTTATGGTAATTTAAAATACACTAAATTAACTTATAAATATTTAGTAAAGAATACTAGTATTCCAGTTGAGTTGTTCGTTGTTGTCGGAAAGCCAAATGATTTTCAAACGATTGATTTTTTAAGACATCACAAAATACCATATACATATCATATAGTCAATAATGGGTTTCCTTACTCTATTAATGACATTTATGATTATTTTTGGAGGGGAATACGTCCATCAGCTGATCCAATTATAATTATAGGGAATGATGTTATGCCTTTTCCAGGAGCTATTGATAAGTTAGTTGCTCATTATGATGTAAGTGGGTTTGATTGGATTAGTGGGGATCAACGATATACTGCTAGATCTTTTTGTGACAAATACCCAGAAAAAAGTAATATGTTTACTAAAACATTTGGTGCAAAACATGATATTGATTATTCAGAAGTATTTGATTTTCATGGTAATGGTGGAGAACTGGTTGACTTGAATACCTATAAAATTATAGGTGATTCACATAATCTGTGTTTATTTAGTAGACAGTTATTCAATAGGATTGGGTATGTAGACACTAATTACTTTCCAGCGTACTTTGAAGATAATGATTATGCTAGAAGGGCACAATTAGCTAAACTTAATATGGTACGTGTAGAGGATGCAAAGTATTTTCATTTCTGGAGTAGAACTATCTATGAAGAGAATATGAAAAAAACAAATGATAAATATTTTCCATTAAATAAAAGGTATTACATTAGTAAGTGGGGTGGAGAGCCTGGAAATGAGAATGTGCATTATAAGCATATTTGTATACCGAATAGAAAGAATGATAATAAAATTGTAACGCATTGGAGGAGTTTATGAGTTTAAGTATAATTATAGTTGGTATTGATAATTGGGATAAGTTTACATTACCAGCAGTTTTATCTTTTAGGAAGTTCAATCCAAATACTAAAATAGTTGTGGTAGATGCGGCATCAAAAGTGCCATACCCTGATTGTGATTATTGTGATATACTAAGATTAAATAATAGTCCAAGTTATTCTTTTGCAATTAATGAAGGTGTGAAGTTTGCTGGAAATAGTGATTGGTATTTAGTTTTAAATAATGATGTTGTTTCTTATGGAAAAATAGTTACAGGTAATTTAGATAGTGATGTTATTTATGGCAAACAAATAATTGAAGAGGCTGGACATAGATGGTTAGGTTTATGGATAGCTATGATTTCTAAGGAAACATTTAGTTCAGTTGGTAGATTTGATGAGAAGTTTCTTTTATGCGGATTTGAAGATGCTGACTTTTGCATTAGGGCTAAGGAACATGAGATAAATGTAGATTATTTTGATTTTCCAGTTAAACATTTTTGGGGCAAAACTAGATGGGGTATTCCAAATTATAAACAAGTTAGGATGGATAATATAGATTATCTGGAAAAAAAGATAGGTGTTAGATTAGGAAAAAATTTGGTAGTGGTTCATGACTAAAATGTTAGGTATAGTTCCAGCAGGAGGAAATTCCACAAGGTTTGGTGGAGTAATGAAAGAGATACTGCCGATAAAAAATAATTCTTCTGCTCTGTCTAGGTGTATTAATTCTATGATAGTGGGTGGTGCTGATAGGGTAATTGTGTCATCTACTGAGTATAAAAAAGAACAGCATTTTAATGCACTTAGGCATAATATAGTTGATGATGTATATAAAATTATACCTGGAAAATATTTTGGATTGTGGGATTGTATAGCTGATATAGCAACTAATAATAAAGCAGATAGTTATTTGTTTGCAATGCCAGACACTGTGTTCCCAATTGATTTATTTCATAAGATGAGCATATGTGATTATCCAGTAGTTATGGGTGAATTCACTACTAATAAGCCAGAAAGATTTGGTGTGATGTTTAAGGGTAGTATTGTAGATAAAGAAACGTTACCTGTTGGAAATTATAGTGCTTGGGGAACTTGGATGTTTAACGCAGAAGCAATGGAATTTTTCGTGAGTGAACTTTATAACCATATGAATTTTACACATGCTATAAATAGTGTTATATCTAAGTTTAATTTTACAAATGTTCATATAGAGTATTATTTTGATTTTGCTAATTTTAAAAGTTATAAGGAGTTTTTATGCAACCGTACATTAAAAAACATGGAGTAAGTAGGTTACAATTTAAATATTTTAATGATCAAGCAGTTCAGTGGTATGATCCACTAAAGTCATATACAAAGTTAGAATATGATTGGGTAGTTGATAATATAAATTTAAATGCTAAGGTAGTTTTTGATGTTGGGGCACATCATGGAAATTATGCAGTTGTTTTCAAAGGAGCTAAAAGTATAGTTTGCTTTGATATGGAGGCAGAATTTGAAAATTATATTTCTAGTAATTTAAAATTAAATAAAATTGCTAATTATGAAATTCATATAGCAACTCTTTCTGATAAATTAGTTGCATCTTCTTTAACTGATTTGAAACCAGATATTTATAAAATTGATATTGAAGGAAGTGAATTTCAAGTACTTCCATTAGAGTTAGAATTAAATCCACAAGTAACTTATTGGATTATAGAGATACATCCGAGAGATGGTATTGATAACTTAATAAAACTATTTATAAACAAAGAATATAAAATATTAAAAGTAGACAGAGAAAATTTAGTAGTGAGAGATTATATCATTGGGGAACCTTGGAAAAGTCATGCAACGGTGATAGCTATTGCTAAAGGAAGTTATTAATGAGAAATTATTTAAATAAACATCGGGGAGAAAAATGTTACATTGCTGCCAATGGACCTAGCCTAAATGATATAAAGGGAGAATGGCTGTCCGATGGCATTGTTTTTGGTTTAAATCGGGGGTATTTAAAGGAAGACTTAGATATTAATTATCTTGTCGTAGTGAATGATCTAGTAGAGAAACAGTTCGGAACAGAAATAATGCGTGTAAACTGTTATGATGTTTTTTCTAATTCGCTTCCGAATTCAGTACAACTTAAATGGACTTCGGACGTACCGTCATTTAACCCCACACCGACAACATCACCTTCTTGGCAAGGGCACACAGTAACATTTGTTGCTTTACAATTAGCATATGAAATGGGATTTAAAGAAGTTTATATTGTTGGGCTAGATCATTTTTTTTCTTATAAAGAGTCGGAACGTGGTGGTAGGGGAGTAGTTACTAAGACAGTTGATGTTAATCACTTTGATCCTAATTATTTCGGAGCAGGCGTGCGATGGGATCCCGCAAACTTGAGAATGTCAGAAATAGCCTATAAGTTAGCGGACAATGCTTTTAGAAATGATGGGCGCAAAATTTATAATGCTAGTACTAGAACTGCGTTGCCAGATGGAATATTTGAACCTGTAAAACTTTGGGAGTAGCTATGGAAATGTCGGAGTTAAGTGGTAAGCAGAAAAGGGCTAGGACTTTAGTTCAGTATAGAGATATGACCGATGAGCAATTTCTAGTGGCAATGGAGAAACAGAAGAGTAAGCCTAAAATAAAGAAGAAAGTATTTGATAAGTTTGAGAGGGAGATTGAAGCCAAATTAGATGAATTTTCTAAGGATTACGATTTATCTGACATGAAAATAAATGATAAGATGAGTTTGAGGGCTTTAATTCAAGCCGTTTTAACATTAGAAGATTATGAACAAAGGATGTACAAATATAGGGCGGAAAGTGAGAGTTTTGATAATATTCAAAATGTAAGAACATTAACAGAAGTCATGAAAACATTACGTAAGGATATTAGCTCAATACAAAATGATCTTAACATAACTAGAAAAACAAGAAAGTCAGACAAAGACGTTTCAGTAATCGCTTTTATTGATGATCTAAAGGACAAAGCAAAGAGAACATATGCTGCCAAGATGAAGTATATTTATTGCCCAAATTGTGATATGTTACTTGGAACTATATGGACTCAATATGATAAGAAAGGTAAATTTCAGTTTGTATGTCAGAGACATTTACCAAATGGTAAGATTTGTGGCACTAAAGTTAATGTAACTCTTGAGCAATTAGAATCACTTGGTGGAACAAACAAACCTGATATAGTACCAGAGGCAATTAAATAATGGCAATTCGTTCTAAAGTAACTCAAGAAGATTTAATATTGTACGAGATATTGAGGAATCCAGTTCTAGGTCCAGAATTTATTTATAACTTCGACATTGACTCTGATTTTGATGATGAGTTTGAGTTTACTTGGTATCAAAAAGAGATGTTGTGCGACTTCAATTCATTTGTGTCAATAGCAACTGCGAGGGCAACGGGAAAAACCGTGAGCCTTATCTCAATGATATTGTGGATACTTGTGTTCGATGTATTTCCAGATGACTATATTTTATATACAGTGCCTAGTAAAGTTCACTTAGAGCCAGTGTTTACTGGACTGGTAAGAGCATTCAAAAGAAATTCTTTCCTTAAGAAGTTTATTACAGGATCAGGTGGCATTAATAGCTCTTCATTTAAGATTAGTCTTTTAAACGGAACGACTCTTTTGTGTCGCATTGCTGGACAATCTGGTACTGGTGCTAATCTCATTGGTCTGCATACACCGTTTATTTTATTAGATGAGGGAGGATATTTTCCTCACATGGCTTGGCAAGAAATGCAACCATCTTTGAATAAGTTCACATCTGGGTTTAGAGAATTAGTTGCTGGTGTTCCTACAGGACTTAGAGAAAAGAACGTTCTTTATCAAGCTGATATGGATAGTGATATTTATACTAAACATCGGGTATCGGCATATGATAATCCTAGATTCACTGACCAAGATATTACTGAAGCAATTGATCAGTACGGTGGTAAAGATACAGATGATTTTATTCACTATGTTTTGGGAGAACATGGTAAGCCAGTATTTGCAATCTTTGATCGTGGAACAATGGCTATTGATAATTACCCAGTTATGAAATTAGCTATAAATGGAATGGAGACCAGAAATAAGTCAGACATTTTATCACAGATAAGGGCGTTTCCAGAAATAAAGAATCTTGGGCGGTATGAGTCTGTCCTAATAGGTATTGACTTGGGGTACACAGAGCCAACTGCTATATTAATAATAAGAGTGTCACCAGAGGGGACAATGAAATTTCATGGTAGGATACAGTTAAATAAAGTTTCTTATCCAATACAGGAAGAAATTATAGACATCTTAGATGATAAATTTAACCCATCACTGATGGGTATTGATAAAGGAAGCTCTGGTATGTCTCTTCTGCAGCATTTAATGGAAGATGAGAAATATAAGCATAAGATGTATAATAAAAGAATAATTCCTATTGATTTTTCATCATCAGTATCAGTAGGTGTTGATGCAGATGGGAAGGAAATTAAAACTAAAACAAAGTCATTCACAACTTCGGTTCTCCAAGACTACACTAATAATCATAAAGTTGTGTATTCATCAACAGATATTGAGTTGGTAGCTGAGTTGGAAAGAATGACGTATACAAAATCTACTACAGGTCAAATTGTTTATAAAACAATGACACCTAATGGTGGTAAACGTGGTGAGGATCACTTCACAGCAGCTCTCTTGTGTGGTGTCGGCGCTTATTATTTAGAGAATGAAACACTTACTTTAAGACAAGCAAAGCCTAAATTGATGAGAGCATCTTGGGTATAAAATAAATGAGCAAAATGAAACATTTTTCAGCAGTAGCTTCTTTAACTGGGGAGAAAGGCAATCCTTGGTCGAAAGTCGATAAGGATTTGTCTGCTGATATTAGTAGTGATGACTACCAAGAGACTGTAAAGTTAATTAGATTTTTCTATAGAACTGAGCCAATTGTATCTACTGTTATTGACAAATTAGTTGAAATCGGCACTGATGGTCTTATTATCTCTAAGAATAGGTTGTCGGACAATGAGCATAGGGCGTTTTTGTTTATTGAAGATCGACTTCTTATGTTTGCTGAAAAAATGGCACAGGAGTTCTTACTATCTGGTTTAGTAGTTCCTGAGGTTGGTTATATGACAATTGATGGAGCTATAACTAAGTCATTTGGCCTAAAAAAGTATAATTCTCTGGTAGTTCCTGATTCAATGTTTGTTAGAGATCCTAGTTCTATTATTATAAAGCAATCTATTATCTCTGATAAACCATCATATTACGTTAAGATTCCAGATGATATGGTACAATTTATAGTAAATAAGGGTGTGTACGATGGAGATAAGGAAGATAAAGATCTCTATGCGGATATAAAGAGTATGTATCCAGAATTTGTTGCAGAAGTTCAAAAAGGAAACGATGAATTACTGCTTCAAAATAAACATATTTTAAGGAGAAAGTTTCTTCCAGATAATCCTTATCCAGTTCCATATATGGCGTCTACATTGGAAGCCCTACAACATAAGAGAAAAATGCGTGATATGGATTATTCTCTTATGGATAAAATCATTACTGCTATTCTTCATGTAAAAGCGGGAAGTGACGAGTTTCCTATAACTGAATCTGAGGAAGATCAGGCGTTCTTAGACGATTTGCGAAATCAACTCATGTTCAGAAATAGATCGAATGGAGATACTGAGAAGTTATTTCAACTTCTTACTTCTCATATTGTGGATATTAGCTGGATTTTTCCAGATAGTGAAATACTTTTAAATACTAATAAATATGAAGATATTAATCAAGAGATTTTATTTGGTTTGGGATTTCCACAATCATTAATTACTGGTGAGAATAAACGTAGTGGCGCTGGGGATATTGAAATGTCTCTCGTAAGCCCAATCAAGACGATGGAAAATTTTAGAAGAAGTATTCAACCAGTTCTTCAACAAATTTGTTTTGATATGGCAGAGAAAAACAACATATCAAATGCACCAACTGTGAGATTCGCACCCATCAATTTACACAAATTCGGTGATTTTGTCGGTGCGTTATTTGAACTTTATGGTATTGCCGCTGTCAGTAGAACAACAGTTGCAAAATACTTAGGTCAAGATTTTGAAAGTGAAGTTGATAAGCTAGAGCTTGAAAATGCCTTACTTGAGAGTAAAGGATTGCCTACATTTGGTGAAACTCCAAATAGTCGTAATCCAGAAATACCTAATGAGACAGATGTCACTGAACCTAAAAAAGAAGAGGAGTAGTAAATAAATGAAATTTAGAACATTTATGGACAGTAAGGTACTTACAATTGATGAGTACATCTCTCCATCGTCTTCTGATATTGAAATGGCTAGTGCATCTTACACTGGTAACAAAACAATTACATGGGCTAAGTTTATTTTAACTGATTCAAAGCCTAATGGAAATTATCAGAGGATTCCAGAAAGTGAATTTTCTTCACTTATTACATCTGGAGTAAACATGCCATTTAAAATGGCTGCTGGTAGAGTAAATGAAGGTCATGAAGATGCACTTCCTTTGGGGGTTATTACCAATTTGGTACAGGAAGATGACACAGTGGTTGCATTAGCTGCCATGTGGGGGGAAGAAAGACCTGCTGATATTTCTTTACTTAAGGAAATGATGGCTGATGACGGTGCTATGGTGTCTTGGGAGTTATTTTACTCTGCGTCCAGTTTTAATGATGAAACTGGTGTAGAGACCCTTTATGGGACAACTCTTAAAGCAGCAACTATTGTAGGCAGACCTGCTTATGAAGGTAGAACACCTGTAATTGCATTATCAGCCAAACGAAAGAGCGGTAAGTGGAGTAAAAAGTATATTGATTCATTACCTGACACTTCATTCCTTATTACAGGAATTAGAGATGGCTCTGGTGATGTGGTAAGGTTATACCCATTTGCAGACGTTGATGGTATTGTAAATGTGTCTAGGTTGAAAAAATCAATGAACGAATTGTCTGATTCAAATTTGCCTATGGGAGTTATCCGTGGTGCAATTAGTAAGGCGAGACGTTTACAAGAAACCATAAACGATGCTAGTGCATCAATTGGTAATAATTTGGAGGATCGTACCTTGAAAACAGTAGAAGAACTTATGAAAGATGTAGAAATCCTTGAAGCTAAGGTGTCTGATTTAGAAAAAGAATTAGAAACTAAAGCATCAAGTGCTTCAAATGCAGAGGCAGAACTTGCTAACGCCACTGATGAGTTAGAATCGCTTCGTGCATTCAAACAAGAAATTGAAGATATGGAAGCCAAACAGGAAAGATTAGCGTCTATTACAGCTCTATTTAGCGAAGCTGGAATTGAAAAAGATGATGAATACTTTGCAGAAAATTCTGAACTTTTGCTAGGTCTCGAACAACCAGCCCTTGAGTTTATGATACAAGAGTTGGCATCTTTCGCTTCCCAAGCCCCAGTAACTAATGATGATGAGAATGTGGCAGCGTCTAAAATCCCAAACGTTTTGGCTAGAAATGATGGCAAGATTGATATTGATTCGTTGGCTGACGCCTTACGGAACAACAAATAGATAGGAGATATAAAATATAATGGAAATTAATGCTTTTGAAAATGTAATCGGTGTTGTTACTGTGGCTGATGTTGTTGAAGGACGTTTTGTCGTTCTTACTCCTCACAGTGAAAGCAGCGATTTTGGCAGTCAAGAAGACTTGCCTGGTGCTAAAATTCCTTCGACAGCCGATGAAGCAACTAAAGCACGTTACATCATTACGTTTGCTGTTGATAATAGACCTCTTCCTTTGGTTGAGACTTATCCCAGTAATGATTTTGCTCTTCGTGGTGGATGGGATCAAGCTGCAAACACGCCTTTTAGCGCAACTATGCATCTTAGTTATCCTGGTATGCACGATGGAGCGACTATTGCATCTGGTGTAAATGCTATTGCGTTTTCACAGGGTACTTTCACTCTTCCTAGCGGCTGCTATGTGTACAGCTCTGACATTGTTAATGTTGGCGCTTCTCTCATTGTTGAGCACTCTGGTGCAGATGCTGGTAAAGTTAAATACTCTGCAACTAATGCAATTGGTACTAACTTTGAAACCGTTGGCTATGACGCTGACAAGAATACTTTGACAGTTAAATCTTTCTAGTATTTAGTGGAGGATTATAAGAAAATGGAAAATAAACAAAAGGAAGCCATTGCTTCTTTGATGAAGTCTGGTGATAAACAAGCTCTTGCAGAACTTATTGTAGAGTTTGCTGACCCTACTCACATTGCAACCGATTTTGTGGGGTTGCTATTAAACACTCGCTCATTAAAACCTGGTGATGCGTTAGTAAAAAAGGTACGTAAGGGTGTAAAAGTTCGTACTCTAGTTCCAGGTGCAATGCACTTAGCTAGTGAGATTACAGTGTCTGATCGCATTAACTACATTCTTGACGGTGCTGACGTAAAAGTTACTGCTAACCAATGGGAATTGGAATCTGGAGAACTTGGTGAAGTGTCTAAAATTAAAACTGAAATGCTTCTCAGTTTGAAAGACTATTACTTGAATAAAGTATTTACGGCACTTTCGACTGTTTGGACTGCTGTAAACACTCCTGATAACTTTACTGCTATTGGTGGTGCTGTTACTGCAACAGCTCTTGAAGATGCTATTAATCAGATCAATCAAACAACTGGTGGTGTAAAAGCAGTCATTGGTACTCGGGCAGCATTAACTCCGATTACTAAATTTGGTGGGTTCTGGACTGATGGTACTAACGTAGCAAGTGTTCCTGAGAACATTAGTGAGATTATGCAAAATGGCTGGCTTGGTAAATATTATGGAGCTCCTATTTTGGCTATTGATCAGCAATATGATAACCCTGAGGATTATAATGCCCTTATTCCTAGTAACAAGATTATTGTTATTGGTGAAAATGTTGGTGATTTTATCACCTATGGTGACGTTAAAACAAAAGAATGGTCTGACATGCGTCCGACTCCTCCTCAATGGTATCTTGAAATATATCAACAATTTGGTCTTATTATTGATAGAGCTATGGGAATTTATGTAATTGAAGTTGCATAGTAGGTAAATAACTAACCAGGAGTGGGAGGAAATAAACGCCCTTCCACTCCTTTTTTTATAAACAAATTATATAGCAATTAAGGAGATTTAAATGAGCAATGCAGGAATGACTAACGCTACTAATGCAGTAATGCAAGGTGGAGAACCAATCAGAACTTATAAAAAAGCAATCTTAGGTAAGGTATTTATTAATGTTTGGAACTCTTTTGAAGAAAAACCTGAAGGAATGTTATTAGCTGGCAAAGAAAGTTCTGAAGATTCTATGTATGACATTTGGAATGAGAAGGAATTGAGATTTTTTGAGTTGATGAACAAACGAACCTTAGAAACAGGTCATGTCATTGCGGTAGATCGTACCAAAATTGAGCCTGATGTAGTAAAGAAAGCTGACTATACCGATGAAGAGTTAGAAAAAATATTGCGTGACAAGTATTTCACTCTACGTAGCTTTTTAAAGGACGTTGACTCTGTTCCAGTTGTATTTAGGCTTTTAACAATCGCCGAAAAGATTGATAAACCAGCAAAAACTATTGATTCTATTAAAGATAGGCTTGCAGAACTGCAGTCATTTGAGCCTAAAGTAGCGGAGTAATTACAAATGGCAACGACCACACTTGATTATCTTATACCAGTTATTCGTATGAAGCTAGGTGATGATGACATAGCCACACAGAGATATGCAGATGAGTGGTTAGTTGCATCTATGTTAGTTTCAGTAAAAAGGCTAGAGAGATGGTGGGGCAGCAAGTACATTGCTGATTCAGCTTTTTTAACTGTAGAAAGAAATGATGACTACACTAACTTTACGTTTGATGAACCACCTGTAATACAAAGATATGATGAATATATAATTGTGTTAATGGCATCAATAATTGTAAAAACAGGTAATTTTGAAAACATGTCTTGGGATCTTTCCAGATGGAAAGATGCTGAAATTTCAGTATCAAATATTGCCAGCGGTGATGCAAAAAAGTTTGGTATAGTTGAAGATTTAAAAGAGCTGCATGAAATTCTTAAGCCACCGTTAAAAAGAACATTTCATGCAATAAGAAGTTCATTTCCAGAAGAATAGTAAAGGAGAAAATTATGAGTAAAGAGAGAATTTTATGGGTGTCAGATTTAGGAGTAACAACTGGTTTTGCTAGAGTTTCACATAGTATAATTAAAAACATAAAAGATAAATATAATATTGACGGGTTTGGAATTAATTATAAGGGTATGCCACATAAAATTGGGATTGATATTTATCCAGCTAGTGCTAATAGTATGAGGGATCCTATGGGTTTCTCAAGAATAGGTGAGATGGCTTTATCTGGAAGATATGATATGATATTTATTTTGCAAGATGTGTGGGTAATTTCAAAGTATCTAGAGGAAATAAAAGCCAGAGCAGCAAAATTAAATGTTGAAATACCTAAAATTGTTTTATACTTTCCTGTTGATGCCGAAGAGCATTTACCAGAATGGTATAAAGATTTTGATATTGTATCACAGGCAGTAGTATATAATAAATTTGGGAGGGTAGTTGCATCTAAAGCATCTCCAGATGTTAATTTTAAAATCATACCTCATGGAGTGGACACTACTATATTTAGAAAGACATTTGCTAATAGAAAAGAAGCTAAAAAAATAATTTATGGTGATAGTGGATTCAATAAAGATTTTCTAGTTCTAAATGTAAATAGAAATCAACCTAGAAAACGATTAGACATCACTCTTAGGGGATTTAAGTTATTTTCAGATGGTAAGGATGATGTGGGTTTGTATATGCACTGTGGAGTTGTAGATGCGTCCATTGATGTAGCAAAATTGGCGATGAGAATTGGTCTATTGCATGATGATGGCAAAGATAATAAGATGATTCTTACTAATTTGAATGCAGGTCCGCAAAATGTTCCAGATGAGGCACTGAATTTATATTATAATGCCGCAGATGTCGGAATTAATACAAGTCTTGGCGAGGGATGGGGACTTGGTGCTGTTGAGCACGCTGCTACTGGGGCATATCAAATTGTTCCTAATAGTAGTGCATGTAAAGAATTATTTGATGGTATAGGAACTCTTATTCCCATAGTAGCTGATTATACCTTTGATGGGATTATGACAGTAGGGAAATTGGTATCACCAGAGGGAGTTGCCGCAGCCCTTGAGGATTCTTATCAGAAATTTAAGGCAGGAAAACTTAATGGTGATCTTGGCATGAAAAAATTTACGTCTGATAAGTATAGTTGGAAGACTATTTCTGAAACATGGAGTGAATTGTTTAACGAGGTAATGAAGTAAATGAGTATTAATTTCCCATCAGGAACTCCAGCAATCATAGACGAAATTATAAACGCAGACGGAAGAGATGTTGAATTCTTTGTTACTACATCTCTATCTGGGTGCAGTGATTGTGGTATTAATCCTATAACGCAGGAACCATTAAATCCGTTTTGCACCACATGTTCTGGTTTATATTGGATACCTACATATAGTGGGTATGTTAAAACATGCCATGTTACTTGGAAGGACGCAGATGATATGCAATGGAGTACTGGTGGGAAACTTTATGTTGGGGATGCAAAGGTAAAGATGATATATAGCCAAGAAAATTATATTATAGCAACCACTGCCGATTATCTTTTGATAGATGATCATAAAATGACTATAAATAAAATAACACTTCTTGGAGTTCCTTCAGTGAATCGAATTTTAATGCATGTGGAGGAAGAGGAGAATACTGATGAGTAATATGATAGTTCAAGAAGTAAATGTTCTTGACATTGTGAAAGATGTCGGAAAAAAGAATAAAAGACTACAAGCAGCATTGCTTAGTGAGATTGAAAAATATATGGAATCAGGCACTTCGGATTTTCAGCAGTTACGAAAATTTGTACTTGATGAAACAAATGGCTATACTAGGGATATTATAAATGATGTATTTGGTAATGTTGAATACCTATTGAGGTGATATATGTTTGAGGATTTAGTTCAAGATCTTATTTTGAATTCTGAGTCCCTATCTAGCTACTTACAGAGAATGTATGATTCAGACATAGCTATAACTGAGATACGTAATGACATATTAGATGCAAAATATGACATACTCACAGAAAAAAATAAAACTAAATCTAGTTACCTTAGGAAAATAAGAAAATCAGTACTTAGTAGTATTGATATGCAGGGTATTTTAGCTGAAAAAATAAAAGAAGCTGCTACTACAAGCATTGAGTACGGTAATTATGAGTTATTTATAAATAAACTGCTAATGGCAGCTAGAAGTGATAATAATTTTATTATCACACCTAATGGTACTGGGTTTAATACTAAATTAAATGTTATAACTGATATGGATTCTACGGCAGGAACTCTTGGTGAGTATGCAGTAGGGGTGGAATCATATAGAAATGAATTAGGTACTACCAGTAATCCAAGACGAGGTTCTGCTGTCTGGAAATATCGAGTTTATGGCAATGCTAATCAAACTAGGTATGAAAAAACAATAGAAGAGCGTGTATCACGATCAGGTAGCATTGCACCATTTTGGAGACTATTTGACGAAGGGTCAATGCTATTTATGACATCAGCTTACGGAGGCACACCATTCCCAAATGAAAAAGGAGCTGATTTTACTGGAAATACGTCAAAGGCAATACAAGAAGAATTTAAAAATAGTATGAAAAACGAGCAAGAATTTGTAGACTCAATAAAAACAAAAGTAGTCAGCCTTGAAAAAAAAATACAGTTACTTAAGGTCGAGATAGACAAAAGAGTGTTAGATATAACATCAAAAATAAATACTGGGGAAGTGCAAAACGTAGTAAACTCTTACGGAAATGATTTAGATAGAGATAAACTTATTAAATTATTAGACAGTATAATTACTGGAAGAGAAATAAGAACACAGTCACAGGGAAGAGTTCAGCTAGGTAAAAAAGGTAAAGATGTTCGTAAGAAATTAGAATCATTTATAGGAGCAGTACAGTAATGACAGATATGACGATTTATGCTTTAGAAGACACTAGTGTATTGGCTTTTGTAGTAGAGTTGTTCAGTGATACTCCTTTTGTTAGTGTGGTAGAGGAATATCCTGACAGTGATTTAAATATACCTACAATATCAGTGGAACAAGGCATTTCTGATTTTAATCAGTATGAGTTGGGTAATAGAGGTCAAATAAGGAATAGACAGTACATTATAAATGTATTTGCATCTAGTGTAGCTATGAGGAATGAATTTGCTTATAGAATTGCAGATGCGTTAAAAAACAAGATTCCAGTGTATAATTATAATGAAGGGTTCCCACCAGACGTTACTCCGTCTCTTGTAGAACGCTTGGATGTAAAAACACAGAGAATTCAACCGATCCCTTTAGATACGGATCTACTAGAAAAATTATATTACCGTACTATGATAAAATTTATAGCTACGAATGATAGAGATTAGGAGAAAAATAAATGGCGAGAATTGCAATACCTTCAAAAGAACTTCAATTACATTTAATTGGACCTAGAGGCAGTTATAAAGCTGCGAGAGTTCAAAAATTCACAATTGGAACCGATATTCCTACTGAGACAAAGGACGAAATCGGTAATTCACAGCATATCGGAGATTCTAAGGATGCTCCTAATGTTACACTATCATTTTCAGTGTTTGATGTGGGCATTAAAGTATTTGCCACACTTACTGGCACTGATATGAATTCTTACCCAGCAGCAGGAGTAGATATTCAAAATTTAGGTGAAGTGGATGTGGCTGCATTAGTAAAAGACCCTGATGTGGCTGATTATATTAAATCAATTCATGCTGGAAAACTTCAAATCCGTGATTTTACTTATAGTTATTCTGTAGATGGTGATTCTACAGAGGATTACACAGGTATTGGTACATCACGGCGTTATCTTAAATACGAAGCAGTAACTGAATTGTTCACTACAGGTACTACATCATTTACACTTTCTAATACTCCAGTAGTCCCTAGTGGTGGGTCTACTGCAGATTCGGTTTATTCGGTCATTTTGGACGGTGTTTATCTTACGAAAGTAGCATCTGCCCCAGCAACTGGTGAGTATTCAGTTTCAGGTAGTACAGTTACTACTGGAGACACTAGAGTTGCTAGATGTGTTATAGTTTATCACGCAAACGTTGCATCATTAGATTGGGTAGATGTAAGTGATTCTAGTATGCCTATCACAGTTCGTGGTAAGGATGTAAATGTTACAATTGGTTCTAATAGTATTTCTAGAATACAATCTGTCACTATTAATGGTAATTTGAACGTATCTCCTGTGAAAGAGCTTGGAAATAGGGAAATTGTTGGCTACCAACGTCAAGTCCCCACAGTTGACGGTACTATTACAGTACTCGATACTGACACAAATTTGATTTCGTTGTTTGCTACTGGTGTTATGGGTAGTGGTGTTGAATGGAAACCTGGAGAAGGGTGTGCAAGTTCTACTTTAGATCTTAAAATAGAGCTTAGAGACCCATGTGATATTTCGTCACCTTACGAGGTAAAGAAGACTGTTTATTTGTCTGAAATTTCCTTAACGGGCGACAGTTACACATCTAACGTGAATGATAATGCGTCTGTTACCTATAATTTTAAGAGTTCTAATGCTGAATGCATAATTTATAGTGGAGCAATGTCTTAGTCGTATAGTTAGTCAGTAAAACTACAATCTAAGGAGAAATAAAAGGACCGTAGTATATATTTTTTGATGTATATTATGGTCCTTTTTTTATATATAGGAGAAAGATGATGCAAGTAGAAAAAAATGATGTAAATATCTCAAAACTATTTAATTGGGGCACTATTTTTGAGTTTGGATTGCCAAACGATGATTTTAAATCACTGGTTTACATGAGACTTATTGGTGACGAGGATATGAATAAAGCTAGAGTGTACTCATTACGCAAGAGCAGAGAAAAAAGATTATCACTTAACGATGAGAGTACAGACGAAAGTATAGCACTCATTCCTGCAAAAAACACATTCAGTAAAGAACAACTATTGGACATGATTGTAATGTTTTCTGCTAGAGAGTTATCTAAAAGGGCGGTTAGAGAGATTAAACTTAAGTTACCAAAATCCCCTGATGAAGATTCTTCGTTACTGGAACAGGAGGAGTATCAACATGCTATTGATACTTATAATGGAAAGTTAGAAATTGAAAGATTAGAATATGTGAAAAAGGGGATGAACAAACTTAAAGCGTCACTAAAGGAAATTCCTGAAAGTAAGTTATATACAGAGTATAAAAGAAGACTTATTGATGAGTTTTGTGAACAAGAATCTCTTAGTGCGTTGAGAGTTGCAACTACTTTTTATGGAACATTTAGAGATGAAGATTACAAAATTAGATACTTTGATAGTATTGACGAACTCAACAATCTACCAACTTTTGCTAAAAATCAGTTTATCTCTGCGTATCAGTCACTCGATATTGGTGGAGAAGAGCTAAAAAAATTGCGGGGAGCAACGCAGTAGCGTCCCTTTGGACGATAGCCAGTGCGTTGAAAATACCCCTTGATGATAAAATAACTAAATTGACTGACATACCCTACACAATTAGTTATGTAATTAGAAAACGGATGCAGATAACTAGCCTTAATGAACTTCCTAAAGACAAAAGACCACCAGAGAGTATTATATGGGATGGCACCTCCAAAGAAATGGATGAATGGCTAGATAAGGTATATAATAGAAAAAATGATGATGGGTTATCAATCTCATTATCTGATATAGAAGGATAAATTTATGGCTAAGAATGATATAAAAGAATCAATTGATCTTGTAGCTCAACTAACAGAAAAGCTAAGAGGGATTATTCCTGCATCTGAGCAAGGTGAACGTGGTCTTGCGAAGATGGTAGAAAAAGCAGAGGTTATGGCGCAAGCTGGTGGTGGTGGTATTGAGCAAATGATAAATAGCCTTGAGCTTTTGGGTATGGCAGCTAAAGATGTAACTGAAACTCTTAGTATCATGAACAAGATACACCAAGAGTTTTCATCTAACAGCAAAATAATAACATCTATAGGGGAAGAAAAAACTGCATTACAGTCTCTTATTGACAAACAAGCAAAACTTGTTGAATTAACCAGCGATGCCAATGAAAAAAGACAGAATCAAAAAACTGGAAGTAATTTAGTTGGAGAACTGGAAGCACAGGTTTCCTGGGAAAAAAAATATCAAGAGACAGTTACAGCTACCGAAACCAAATTAAAGAGCAAAACCGATGCAGCTATCGAAACCAAATTAAAGAGCAAAACCGATGCAGCAATTGCATGGGAAAAAAAATATCAAGAAACTGTGGCTGAGACAACTAGATTACTAAAAGAAAGAGCATCACAAGATATAAAACCATCAGTTATTGATAAGTTAAGTGATGATGGTGTGCTAAATGAAATACCTAAGCCAGATAAAAAAATAGAGCAGTCCAAGACTGATGCAGAGAAAATAAGAAAAAATTATACTAGTGCGTACGAAAAAATAAATGTTGCCACTAGTACAATAGATGATAAGCTGTCAGCAATGAAAATTAGTGGGTCGTTGCTTAGAGATATTGGAGAAATGGGATTAGGACTTAAAGAGATTGTAGATGTTACTAACGAGGAAGAAGGAGCACTCAGACGATTAGAACTTGTAAAAACTGATATTTCTGATGGTATTACGGGCAAGCGAACTGGATCTGTTGGTGGCTATTTTGATAAGTCTGGCACGAAAGTGCGTAATTTGGATAATAGTCTAACCATGGGCGGATTTAAAAAAGACGTGGAATCGCAATTATCTGACGTGTTCAGTGGTAAATCTCTTGATAACGCTTTAGCAAGTTTAAATTCTGCAATTACAGATGGTATGCGGTTACCAGCAGAAGCAATAACACAGGTATCTAAGCCAGTTGTTTCATTAGAAGGTGAGATGGTTAAACTATCTAGTACTTTCGAAACAGCAAACGGTATGTCTGAAAGAATGTCAATAAGTTTAAACAAGATGGGCAAATCAGCTAAGAGTGCTATGATAGAGGAAGCTGAACTAGCAGATGTAAATAAAAAATTATTTCAATCAGCTGAGTCACAAGGATTTAGTAAAGGTGATCTTACTGACTTTAGGCAAGTGGGAGAAAGTGGAGTTCGTAGAGCTAAATTTAAGAGAGAAAGCCGAATTGATGATAATGGTATTTTACAAGAAGCAGGTACTTTAGAACTATTTATCGACAAAAACGGAAACAAAATTCCAAATGTAACTAGACAGTTTCAAACATTTACAAGTGGTATTATGCGGAATACCAGAGAGCTTTTAAAATGGACATTGGCTATGGGGCTTATTTATGGACCTTTATCTAAAGCCCAAGAGCTTATTTCTGATATGATAGCTAATGAAGCTGCTTTAGCTAAAGCCACTAGAGCTATGTCAGGCGAGAATACTACCAGCGCACAAGTATTTGATGACGTATACAAATCTGCCAAACTTGCTGGTGAGAGCCTCACTGGCACTTTAGATGCATTTACTCAGGCATATAGAGCCAAGGGCAATATAACTGACCAAAATAAACGGTATACAGAATCAATTAAGTTATTGAATGAATCAATGACTCTTTCAAAGCTGTCCACTCTCAGTGAATCAGAAGCCATTGATACTTATTCAGCAGCACTTTTACAGTCTGACGAGGTATTGAGAGAAGGCGTGTCCTTACTTGATGTGTGGGTAAATGTAGCTAATAATGCTAATACAGATGTTTCAACATTGGCAACTGGGTTTGCTATGATGGCATCTACAGCAGAAAACGCTGGAATGGGAGTTAGTGAACTATCTGGAGCGTTAGCTGCTATATCATCTACGTCTGGTGTTATGGATGCTTCTGGCGCTGGTAATGTTCTTAAATCAATGTTAGGTAACTACACCTCAGATGCATCTCAGCAAATATTTACACAGCTTGGTATATCTGTTAGAGATAGCAATGGGGAACTTAAGGACTTTTTAGATATATCTAATGAAGTACATAACTTATGGGCTGCTGGTGTTATAAATAATGAGAGTTTAGGAGCATTATCTAAAGCTGTTGGTGGTATGGGAGTTCGTAGGAAGAAAGATGCAGAGGTTTGGTTTACAAGTGGTATTGATGTTGCTACAAAATCAGCAGCAGTTGCGGGGATGACGGAGGGTGGTGAAGCCGCCGATGCTCTTGGCAAACAATTGGAGACAGTGGAAACAGCAACAACTAGGCTTAACAATTCATTTCAGCAAATAGCACAGACATTAGGTACTGATGGTGGTATGTTGTCCATAATGAGCTCTACTGTTGATATTACGACTAAAGTAGTAGAAGGAATAAATTTCATAACAAAGGCAGCAGGAAAAGCCAGCCCAGCTATTTATTCATTAGGGCTGGCTATGGCTATGTACAGAGGTAAGAGTGGTGGAGTATCTAACTTCTTATTTGGTGGTTTTAGTGGGTCACCTGTTGGAGCAGGAATTGGAGCTATTGGTGGTGCTGCTGGTAGTATGCTATCACAATTTGGTATAAAAGACAAAGTGTCATCTTTATCAAATAGACTTTTATTTGAACAACAGCAACAAACTCAATATGACCAACAATTACAGCAATGGGTACCAACTAATGGACCCAAAGAGCTAAATGGATTTGCAAAAGGTGCTAGTAGTGCAGTAATTGGTGGAGCAGGTGCAGTAATTGGCAATGTTATGGAGGGAGACGCAGCAGGAGCATGGGGAGCAGCCATAGGTGCTGCATTCGGTGCTTTGCTTACAGAGACTCCAATGGGAGCAGCAGTAGGTGCGTCAATTGGCGATGGGTTTGTTTCGTTCCTAAAAGGAGGAGGACTTGACAAGATTGATTGGGAGGCAGTAAGAAATCCAGATAAAAGCGGAGGTAACGCTGGAAGTAAAGGAACAGCGGAAGAAAATAAGGATTGGCAGGACAGAATTGACAGTGCAGTCTATGCTAGATTTATTTCAGAGAGGCAACTTGGCACATTTGATGAATGGTCTAGCCGCAAACCCAATGCAGGAAAAACAGAAGATGATTACGAAGCTGAAATAGAAAAACTAATGGGTGATTATGGAAGTGCTACAAGAGTAATGGTAAAAGCATCGGGTGTTTTAGAAGCGAAAATGGAAAAGGGAAAAAATGAGAAAGATAGCGAATATGCTCTTTCTCATCTATCTGATGCTGGGTATGAATATGTATCTGGTGTGAAAAGACAGGCGTACGCAGCTACACAAAATAGAGAATTTGTTGAAGATTTAGCTGCACCATTGCCAACAGGAGCAGAGATTGAACTTAAGAATACTGGAGATATTGGTCAAGGAGTACTTGATAAATATATAGAAGAACTTAGATCTCAAGAATCATCAGGAGAGATCACAGAAAAGCAATTAGGCGACTCATTACAAGCAGTTAGTGGTGGAGTAGGAACAGCCGCTGCTTATAAATCAGAATTCGGCAGTAGTATTATAGATTCAAATGAATACGTAAATAATACGTCAGATGTGTATGATTTTCTATATAGAGTAATGACCGAAAGTTCTACGGATGAAGGTTCAAAGCTCACTCAGATTCTTAATGACACAAGTACAGTTCAATCTGAATACGATAAATATCTAGCTGGTGAGCAGGAAGATGATTTTAAATTACATTATAGAGGGCAAGCTTACGAACCAACGCAGGAGAATGTGGATATAATTAAATCACAAGGGCAGCAGGACTTTACTTCATTCTCTGGTGATATTTATGGAAGAAATATTTTATCAACGGCCAACGAAACACCAGTAGCAAATATTGGAGATCCTTTGGCAAGTAATGACATGTTCAATCAAATATATCAAAGATCATTAGAATTAGCCCAACAAGGGTCAGATCTTAACCCTCAACAATGGGAAGAAAAAGTGAAAGCACAGGAAGCTGCTAGATTCGAAATTGGTGATGAGAATGGTATTGGGTTTCAGACTGCAGAATCTTATTTTCCTGACTATTGGAAACAAGCCAGTGAGCAGATAATCAGCGAAAATCCAGACATGGCTGAAAATAGTGATAATCTTAGGATAATAAGTCTAGACATAGCAAAGTCGCAAGAAGGCGCTCTTATGGCCGAATACGAGAGAATAACAAAGGATGTTGATCCTAGATTCATAGATGAGGAAGCACTGGGTGTTATTTTTAATGATAATGGTACTGACGTATTACATGCAGATAACACATGGTTACTAAGAGCTATGGAAAGGTTAGTTGATATTAACCAAGATCAATTGGATGGTATGTATAATATTCCAGATGGTGCTACTTTCTGGGTGCCACTAACTGCTGCATATTATGGCAAAGGTGGAGATGGTGATACTGGTGAATTTGATAATTATGATGGTGGAAATACAGTAGCAATAGAAAATGACAATTCAATACCTGCGGACGATGGAATGCTAGGTTGGATAAACAGGCAAGATAGAATAAACAAAGAGATGTTAGATTCTTGGAACGAAACTAATATAAACAAAACCACAGAAGATCAATATATAGCTGAAAACAAACCAACTGATAGTTATCTCAGTAGAGAGTATTTAGATAAACCTGCAGACGGTAGTCTTAGTAAAGAGACTTCATCTGATACTGGAGTTTTTGACGGCATAAGTGCATTGTTCAAATCATTATTGGGATTTGGGGCAACTGGAGGAGGAATAGGGCTCACTGCTGGAGGGCTAATGAAGCAGCCAGTAAAAGAACCTGTAAAGGGAAGTGTAGATACAAAACCAGCTACTAAGTTAGATTTAAATATCTCATCTAATATGAATGTTATGATTGATGGTAGAGTTGTAGCGTCCATAGTAAAACAATATTTAGCCAGTGACTTACTTAAAGCAAGTAATTCAATGGGTGGCATTACGAAGAACGTAGTTATTTAGGAGACAATATGTGGACATTTGGAGGAGTGAGAATATTTGCTCAGGACGAGAAAGATAGCTCATCTAGGATCATACCTAGATTACAACCGTTGAACTCTGGAACTATACTACAGAGCTTCGGGTGGGAGGACACTACTAAGACACTTACAGCCCTTGTAGTTGGAAATACTGACAAAGAGGCTATACAAGCATTTATACCTAGTGGTGTTTCCCAAGAACTAGTGAATTATGATGGAACAATCGGTGATTTTTTTCTGAAAGATGTATCTTTCGCTATAGAGGCGGCAACATCTATGCAGACGCTAAGAACTGATCTAGATTGCTATTCACCAGTGTACACAACAACTTTGGAGTTGTACGAGGATATTTAATGGATAATTTATATGCAAGTATTACTAAAACATCTAATATTATTGCGGTGCAGTACACAGATAGTCATACAGCACAATTATCTAATGTCTCAATATCTGCGAAAGACACCACTTTGCAGATAGGTGATACCGTGTCAGTAGATTTGGGGTATGATGATAATCATAATAATATATTTACAGGGTATGTAAAATCAATTACACTTAGTGAGCCTGAAATGGTGTACACTATTAATGCTAGTAATGTACTTGTAAGAGCCATGGACTTTTTCATCGCTTCAGCTGATCCAGATAGCCCTGAATCATGGAGAAACATTACTGCTGAAAACTTAGTAAAAAATGTATTGGCATTGGCTGGGGTAACAAGTTACTCATCTGATGTGTCACATTTCACATTCGCTATACATAATCCAGTAGAAGTTAATTTAACTTCTGCGTACGATTACTGTCATTTCATCTCAAGTTTAATAGCTTTTAATTTGTATGGGGATAAAAATGGAGTTGCTAGATTTGAAAATCGAAGACCTTACGTAGTACCTGGGGATACTCCAATTTCGTTTAGTTTAAATAATGAAAATGTTATAACTTCTGAATATATGAGGTCGGAGAAGGATATTAGAAATAGAGTAGTTGTTTATGGGGCTAGTGGAATTCACGCTGAGGCGCAGGCGTCATCACCATACTTACCTGCAGGATTTTATAAAACAGTGGTAGCTGCAGCACCTACGGTGATTGATTCACAGACAATGGCACAGCAAGCTGCTGACTATAACTTAGATTTGTTAAATAGATTAACTAGGAGAATAGCAGTACAATGTATTGGTGAACCTTCGTTAGAAACTAGACATACAATAACTACCGTTTTGCCTGATTTGGGAATTAATGAGGATTTATATATTTATGGTTTAACTCATACGTGGGGACGTGATGGGTTTACCTCTATGATGGAGCTAAGGGATTAATATGGATGTTAGAATTATACATAATGGTAGTAATATTACTAAACAGGTAGTTTCTTACGAGACTAATCATAAATTATGCAATAGTACTGGACAACTTACACTAACGGTTGAGCCAACAACTGCAAGTGCTATGAATACGTGGGATACAGTAAATGTTTATGAAAGTTATCACAGAGGAGAGTATTTTATTTCATCTATTCAAGATAATATTCCTGATGGAAAGGCTATAATAACTTGTCAAGACGCATCTAAGAAACTTGTTGATACTTTTATTGAAGAATCGTACACGTTTGAAGATACCCTAGAGTATACTGGTACATGGATTAATAAATTTTTGCACGATGCTGGTGTAACTGGAAACGCTGGTACTGGACAGCTAATGTCTAATTACTCTGAGCTAGGTTTAAAATCAGTAATGGCGCAGGTAACTGAACTTTTGCAAATGAGTGGGTGGTACATGTACTTTAGTGATTCTAACACAGCAGTGATAGGAAAAATTTCTAAGGATTTTTCTAATTATGATTTTTTATTTGATGAGACAGAGTTGTTAAATGTGGTCATTAGCAAAAATGATAAAATGCTGCGAAATAGGGCTGTTGTTATGGGGGGGTATGATCCTTTTTTAGGTACTACTGTTATCGCAGACGGTAGAACACATACTCCTTGGAACTATGATCATGGTGATCTCAGAACTGCAGTAGTCTCAAATAGCAATATACCAAATATGAAATCAGCAAAAAAAATAGCTACTGATATGATAAATGAGTTCGCACATTTAACTGTTGAAAAACATTTGGTAGTTGCTGGATTACACAATGTACGGATAGGTGATGTTGTTGCAGTGAACTCAAAAGCATACAGAGGTGCTGGAATAGTTACAACTGTAGGAACAAGTGTTAGCAGAGAAGGAGCAGTAACTAATATAATTTTAGATGAGAGATGTCCAAGATTATTCGCATTTTTTGACTTTGGAGATTATGTTTACATTGGTACAGATGGAGATGGTGTGTGGAGAAAACATATATTTTATACACATACTTGGGAGGACTTTTCGTCTGGGCTTATTGATAAGCACATAACTGACTTACACATAGCTAACGGGGTTATGACATGTGTTACATCCAACGGTGATGTTTATAAAAGATTTCCAGATAGTTCATCATGGTCTAAGATAGTACTACCTTCAATGGAAACGTGGTTAGAAAGTGAATCTGGAGGATGGGGATCTGGTTATATTCCAGGGTCAGAAATAAAAGCCCGAGCATCAGTTGTAGACAGGCAGACTGGTAAAATATATATTGCGTGTGATACTAATTATAATGACAATGAGCCGTTTTATGAGGACAACTTTAAGCCTTGGCCCTCTGGAGAGTCACCATCTGATGGAATATACGAGTTTAACGGTATATCTCCTGAAGATGGAGATCGTGCTTGGGTGTATACTGAAGGTGGGGATAGTACTCCAATGGTGTATAGAGATAGCTATGATCTTAGGGCATGGGATATGGAAACATCAAGCAATGGAATTAAGTTTGCTTCTCTTACAACACTAATGAAGAACGATTATGATTTTGGATTTTATAATTCCAGAGGTGGATTTTATGATTCACAACATACGGAGTCATTCGATTCTATGCCCACAACTGTATCTGGGTCACCCTCTCATATAAATATGAACACATATGGATTCCTAAGTGCATATGATGAAATTGACAAAGATGGTAATCTTGGAAGTGGTACATGTGCTTTATATAGCAATGTTAATTATATTTCAGCACATAAGGTGTATAGTTATAGTGGAAGTGAGTATAATAGTATAGTTGGTGTAGTTACTACATTAAATTTAACTTTTTCAAATTCATATGAAGTTATAGCAACCAGTCAAAAAGTTACTGGTTACGATGATCATTACAATATTTACACAGTGGAGTTACCTATACATGATGGATCAAGTAATAAAGATACTATAAAGATAAGAAGGTATACCATAGATATTGGTGCAGGAACCGCATCTACTGGATCAATTGTAATGTCACATGTATCTAATAAAGTAGGTGGTTTTGCTTTTGTTGGACGTATAGCAGTTGTAGAAGGGGAAATAGCGGTGTTATACTATGATGTGGATGAATCTGGAGGTGATGATATAGTTGTCTATAGTTTGGATGGAGATCATTGTACGACTGATTGCTCGGAAATAAGAACTAAAACTGACTGGTTAGGAAATGTAACTGAGTATTATTGTTGGAATATGAATGGTGACACCGCAAGACTTGGTATTATGACATACGACACGAGAACTGGATACCAGTACATTACAGAAAAAGCTCTTAGTTTTGGAGACAATTTTATAGATAGTACATTTGGTCAAAATGGGAGCAAGATTGAAGGAATTTTTGCATATACATCTATGGACGAATATAGTATAGACTTAGATGATTCATTTGATCAAAATGATGTGTATAATGTAACTATTGGTGGTATAAGTATAAATTTACTTATAATGGACAGACATGGTGGAGAGAAAGTAAAAGAATATTCATCATTTACAAAAAATTATCCCTATAATTGGATGTCTCCTTATTATGCTTTAACTGTAGTTCAGCCAAGCAAAGATACTTTTTCTGTGTCAATTGTTAATGAAGATGCTGACGAGGAGGCTATATATGTGTATGGAACTGGTAGCAGTGTGTTCCATGATGAGATAAAATCTACAGTGATCTCTGCATACAACTTACAAAATTTTGAGTGTATTACGCAAGTCAATGATCATGGGGTAAAAACACAAAATATGTATTATCCTAACACGTTAGTAACAAGTGGTAAGATAGTATTTAATGGTGAATATGATTTTGTAGATTTCTTAAATGCTAATGATATAAATGAGGACGGGTTTTTCACAAATTCTACTTATGTAATAGCCAAAGATACTAATGGAACTTATGGTGTTGGAAAATTAAGTGGAATATCATATTCTATATCTGATTTTGTACCTTTTCCAGATACATTTGACCCACCCCACTGGCATTGGGTTGGCGGAAAATTAGTAGGTAATTTTGTAATTGTGAGTGTGATCAATCCAGAGGATTTTACTTGGATTACCCATTCTTTTTACTTTTACAATGGCAAAATGGGTAGACCTTCTGTAGTAATGGGTGTAGATGGAGATAGAAATTTACTGGAGGTGCACCAAAGCAATGTGCCATCGAGACTAGATGTATCACTTTACTCACCACTGTACGTGGTAGATAGGGATGCAATGTCGCAATCTGCTTATTATATTTATAATGGTGGTGATGTAGTAGGATACCATAATTGGAGCTATTCTGGAATTGCCCCATATGCTGATCTAATAGATGATTTTAGATACATGCCATATGCAGCCACAAGTGGAGAATTATCTGAATTAGTGGCAATGTACTCAGTAGAAGGTAACGCCTACTATGCAGACATGCTTACTTTTAGTGAAGTAAGTGGTATAATTCTCTATAGTGGTATTCAAATGTTGGAGACAACTAATTATATGCCGCCAGATCAAACAATATTTGCATCAGTAAGTGGCGGTGCTGGTTTTTATCAAAAAGATGTAAACTCTAGTGTATTTGAATCAAGAACCGATGCCTTGCCTAGTTCACCAATAACTATCATCCGAGTGGATGATAGGCTTTAAGGAGTAATAAATGCAGTACACGGGAAATAATTTTGAAGCTTTAATATTAACATCCTATGAAAGAGCTGATCTTGCATTTAAAGCTAGACCTCTTCAGTTGGGTGGGTACGCTGGTAATAACGGAGGTGTAGGTGGACCTCCAGGGGGGTTTATTGGTTATTTACCACAAGGGCGAGTAGCATATGATCAGACAGAAGCAGAGATTTGGGCCACATCTGGAATATCATTGGTAGATAATTTAAATAGAATAAGATATAGAATTTCACAAATAGAGGGTAGTGGTGTTGGTAATATTTCTTTAGATGATCTTACCGATGTTGTAATTACATCCCCAGCTAGTGGGCAAGCTCTTGTATATAACGGTGCTGAGTGGTTACCTACAAATATGTCAGGGGGAACAGGAACTCCTGGAGGTAGTAATACCCAAATTCAATATAATAACAATGGATTATTTGCTGGAGACTCTGGTTTAACTTATGTAGCAGCGAGTGGTATACTTACTGTTGGTCAACCACTTCCATTCTCAATGGGCAAGAACAAAGCAGTTCTTACTGGTAATTCCACTGGTACAGGTGCGTATATAGTTATGAACGCATCAGATACTACTGATTATGGTCCTTATTTTTTGTTTCATAGGACTAGAGGTGATTGGTCGTCACAAACTGGAGTATTAGATGGGGACACTTTGGGTAGACTTAGGTATTACGGAAGAGATGATACATCGGACACTCCAAGAAGAGGTGCAACGTTAAGGGTAAAAACAGTAGGTGATTACACATCATCAAATAGAGGAGCTAAGTATGAATTTTGGGCTGTTCCTTCTGGAAATACATCAGAAGAGCTTATAGCTACTATTTGGAGCGGTGGAATAGATGTAACAACTAGCAAAGAGTTTACAATAGATGGTGTACCACATAGGACAAGTGATGGGTCAGATCATAGTTTTATAAATCAAGATGTTTCAGTAGGAACTAGTCCAGAGTTTGATGGTGAAAATTTTACTGGTATACCTGCATCAGGTGTTGAAATCAGTAACCTCAATATTCCAACTCCCAAAACAGTGCATGACTACCTAAGTACAGTTCAATCCAGTGGTCACTACATTGGTGGGGATTTTACTGATAACGCTGATGGTAGCATAACAGTTGCCGCAGGTGTTGGAGCCATTAGGGCTATTAATTCTTTGGGGAGTGATATTTTTAGTTTTCAATGGACAGAAGATACAAATGTATCTCTCGTAGATAATTCAACTAACTATATTTATGTAGAGTATAATTTAGGAAATCCTATTGTTGTGTCAAGTACTACCAGACCAACAGATATACGAACTAATGTTCTTCTTGGTAAGGTTTATCGGGAAGGAACGGAATTACATTTATTTAAAGCAGGCATGTACATTCCAGAGATAGCAGGGAATGTGCTAACGAGGTTTGTTTCTCAGTTTGGGGAAGCCACCAGGACAAGTGGAGGTATTATTTCTGAAACTGGTACTAGAAATCTAGCAGCAACTGGTGCTTTGCTTTGGGGTGGTTTAACAAAGAAAACAACAATTGGATACGATACAAGTGTGAGTGGTACTTTCGAGTATTATTATTATGACGGTACAGATTGGGTTAAGAATGATGAAACTCAAATAGACAACTTACAGTATAACGATATAACGTCTGGATTAGAAACATTGTCGTGGAATAGATACGGTGTTCATTGGGTGTATTTAGACATAGATGGGCACATGCTTGTTGTATATGGACAAGATAGCTATAGATTATCAGAAGCGGAAGAAGTGCAACCTCCTGATGATTTACCTTCACACATTACAGAGTTCGCATTCTTAGCTGCTAAAGTAATTATTAAAAAAGATGATGCTGCGTTTACTGAAATACAAAGTGCGTATGATATAGCCTTTACAAGTTCGGTGTCTAGTGAACATAATGAATTGGCAGGATTACAGGGTGGCACTGCAGATGAATATTATCATTTGACAAGTGACGAAGTTACTGATTTAGCTAATAATACAGCCAAAGAGACTAATGCAACACATACTGGGGAGGTTACAGGAAGTGAAGAACTAACAATAACTGATAATGTAGTTGATGAGGCAAATTTAAAAATGGATACGTCTCCCACAGATGGCTATGTTTTAACTGCTAACTCTGGGGAGAGCGGTGGTATGAAGTGGGTACTGCCCGTAACAGGAATAGAAAATGATGAGGCTACTCTCCAAGATCGTATGTTTGCTGGCAGAAGTTTTGACGATGGTTTTGATTATGATACTTTACCAAGTACATATCATTGGGCAGGTTCGCCATTTATCTCATTATCAGCAGGAACTGGAGCAAATACATATAGTTTGACTACTTATAATTCATCATTTTGGTATGATATAAGAAGTGGCAATCGCTCATTTCTTTACAGAAGTGGATCACCATCTGCAGGTGGATCTAGTAATGGTGGCTTAGTTTGGGCTGGTGGGTTAGGATCTACAAGTGTTGATGGATTTACAGGAATACGGCTTGATGATGGAACTGATAATAATTATGTGGAAAGTGGGTTAACTCAATTATCTGGGGGTAACTGGGCTTGGCAAATTCGCCACAGATCGGGAGGAGGCACTGTGACGAAAGTAACATCTACTGATAATGTGAATGTGCCTTTCGTTTTTAATCACTTATTTTGGATAGTGGGAACAAAATGGAGTAGCTGGACCGTATATAACTATATTGCAGTACCTTGGTCAAGTCCTGCAATTTTACAAATGAAAAAAGTTAGTGCTGGTGCTAATTTTACGTTTACTCCATCAAGATATGGAATTGTAATAGACACTGGTGGTGGAAGTAATCTTAATATTGGTACTATAGATCATTGGGGAGAGGATGCATAATGGTAACAGTCAATACAAACAATTTAGATATAATTTTTAATAATATGTGTGTAACAGACATGCAAGGAAATGTAATTAGCTGTCCAACTGACGTAGATAAATGGAAATATATACGAGATGTTAGAGATAAGTTACTTAGCGACACTGATTGGGTAGTAGTAAAGGCACAGGAGGAGGGAACAAGCATACCTAAGAAGTATAAAAAGTATCGTAAATATCTGAGGGAGATTCCTCAAAAATTCCAATCTCCAGTGGATGTAATTTTTCCAAGCATAGATGAAATATAAAGGTGAATAAGTATGATAGATCGATTTATAACAGTAAAACAATCTCCAATGTTAGACGAAGCATTGAACAAATTATTTGACATACCTAAGGGGGTGGTATTATCTTTTTTAGACTCTATGGTAATCGGCAATGACGAGTTTATAAGAACAGAGTATAATAATACAACGGGTTGGGTATTAGCTATTAATACTGATCCATATGTGAATACTAACAAAAACAATATTGTGTATTTAGATGATATTAGAACAAAAGATGTTAGTGATCCAGAGCAATTTGTGATTTGGCAAAATACTGCTGGAAATGATATACGTTGTGTGAATCAATGTGGAGAAATATGTTGTTCAGAAATTCTGGGTCAGTCATTATCTACGACTTTGGTTAGATGGAGAGATAATGGGTCATTATATGCTTATGCTTTTAATGGCGGTAAGGATAAAGGTACAGGTACATCTCAATTACAAGAGATATTAGAAATACATGGGGTTGAATCTAAATTATTAGATGAGTATTTCAATAAAGTGCATACTTTGTACAGATATTCAGAAGCACTGAAAAATAACGATATAATCTTTGGAGTGAGCATTAACCATTTTTCTGGAAAGTTGACAGTGAAGAAAGATGTATCTCATTGGGTAATACTGAGAAATATAGTAGTAAATGGTAGTAATGGGTTGGTAACATTTTATAATCCGTTTAATAACGAAGATCAACAGGCGAGTTGGAATTTTCTCACGCTGTCAGCTCAAGCGTTTAGTAATGGAACATTTACTGGCATTGTAGTTAAGAAATTGATTGATGTTGTAAATGAAAATGGAAGGTAGGATGATTGTGTTATCACATAAAGACATATTAATTAACTGGGAAATTATATCATGAGTGCTAAAGAATTTTTAAATCACAAGTATGCAATCAACAAATTTGTGACAGTTGCCGATGCTATCTTTATTATGATATTTGTTGTTTTATTTATTTTTGGAAGATTTGATAAAAAAACATTAGAGGTAGGTGCAATATTTTTAGCAGTTATGGCAATGGTAATACAAACGTATACTTTTTATATAGTACCGAAAGAAAAGTTAGCTGACCGCATTATATATGTTGGCTGGCAGTTATTATTCTTATCGCATTTTATTTTATTCAACATGGTGGCTATTAGTAACTATGTTGCAGACATGTCAAATTGGTCTGCAATGTTACGACTTCATTTTGCAATTACGTTTGCTTTAAAGGAGAGGTCAGCATTAGCACGACATATATACGAATGGTAGGTGAGGATGCTTGACATAGTATCAGAACGAGCTTTTGGCATATTGGGTATAATAGGCATTGTACTATCTCTTTACGTAGAGTATGGTAAAATAAAAAAAATGTCAGTTGACTCAGAACAGGCGGCAAAAAAATTAATCTCAGAAAGTGCATCGGCAATAACTGAGTCCGCCCTAAGTCTTGTAACTCCATTAATGGAGAGAAATAAACATCTTGAAGACCGAGTGCATAGTTTGGAAGAACGTGTACATAGCCTTGAAGCTGAATTAAAGAAATGTATAGGAGAATTAAAATAATGAATTATTTGTTATCAGTACTAACTTGGCAGACTGTTGGTCTAGCAACCATAGTTTTGGTTGTAGCTGAATTTTTGTCTAAAACCAGGTTTGTGAAAAATGGTGATTACAAACGTGCAGTAGTACTAGCATTATCTTTATTGCTATCTGGAATGAACCCTGAATCACCAGAAACAATTGCACTATCGACAGCCGTGCTATCATTAGCCACTGCGGCTCATGAATTGATTGAGTTTTTATATGAAAAATATACAGATTATATAGAGAAGATGGAAGCATTACCCACAGAATAGCGAAACTAAGGCAATTATAGGGTATTTGCATAGTGTGGATACCCTTTTTGCTTCCAAGCTGCTATTGACAATTTACCGCATCTGTGATAAACTTTACCCACATTAGAATTTAGTTTGAAATTGGCAAAAAAAATTGCCTCTTGACAAATTTGAAAATATGTGGTAAAATACCTTCATAGTTGAGAAAGATATAGCGGAGTGACGCAGTGGTTAGCGTGTCAGCCTCATAAGCTGAAAGTCGGGAGTTCAAATCTCTCCTCCGCTACTTAGAAGGAATAGAAAGTAAGTATGCAGGCATGTAGCTCAGTTGGTCAGAGCATTCCTCTGATACGGGAAAGGTCAATGGTTCGAGTCCATTTATGCCTACCATCAGCACAGTGAAGTTAGTCCTTTAGTGAAACTGGTTATCACGCAGGTCTTTGAAATCTGAATTCGTAGTTCAAATCTACGAGGGACTGCAACAGGGTGTGGGAAAGTCTGGTTAATCCGCTTGCCTTGGACGCAAGAGAACGGTGGTTCAAATCCACTCACCCTGACTATGGAGGTGTAGATGTTTATGGAGGACGCCCTGACTGTAAATCAGGTTACCAAAAGGTACAGCGTAAGTTCGATTCCTGTCACTTTCACTAAGCACTCATAACTCAACTGGTTAGAGTAGCGGTCTTATATACCGTTAGTTGAAGGTTCGAGTCCTTCTGAGTGTATCTCATTACTAAGCACCAATAGCTCAATGGTTAGAGCAACTGTCTCTTAAACAGTAGGTTGGAGGTTCAAGTCCTCTTTGGTGCACTATAATTAATATGTCACAGTGCAGTCGTATTGAAGACGTTCAATTATGTTGGGATTCAGAGTTACAAAATAATGAGGGCACATCCTAAGCTAGGTTACAGCGAAAAGAAGTAACACAACCTCTGTGTTGTATTAATTATAAAACAAGGGCTCGATCGGCTTCGACGGGCAATGGCAGCTAAACATTCTGGCACTTTAAAATAACTGCAAAAAATATAATTGTAAGTTTCGTAAGTAAAGTAAAAAGTTTTGTTGATACTCTAATTAACATTCCCGTTGGTGGATACCAATCTCCTAGTTTTGCCGCTATATAAGCTTTAAATAGTGGACGTATGTCAGAACCAACTGACTGTAATAAAATGGAACGCCAGTAATATGTGACCCTAAGTTGTTCGGACGTGGGTTCAATTCCCACCGAGTCCACTCAGCCTCCTCTGTGTAATTGGTGTTGTAAGGGCGCCAATGTAACACAAAGACAGGTACATGACTACACTCATCATGTAGAAGAAAAGTACTTGGATGGAGATGATAACTTCAGCAATGTTATGTAGCTCAATTGGCAGAGCGCTTGACTGTTAATCAAGTGGTTGGTGGTTCGAGTCCACCCATAACAGCTTTTTTAGCATATATAACACATAAATCTAGCTAGTAAGAGGAGAGTATGGAGAAAATAATAGAGATAGCTAGAAATGATATAGGAAGATATGGGCATGAATACTCTTTCGTCTCATTATTAAAAAATTTGAGGATGGGCTTTGTAGTTGAAAGTAGAAAGTAAAGATAAGCACTTGTAACTCAATTGGATAGAGTAACTGGCTTTTAACCAGTAAGTTGTGGGTTCGAGTCCCATCAAGTGCACTTATACCAATAGCGGTGTGAAAGCTGAAGCTCTGAAATGGGGCTAGACCCCTTAGTAGGAGTAGAGACACACTTAAAAACAGTAATGGAGTCAGGTCTTCCTCCACATTAAATTTAAAGAGTATCAGCGCAGTTGTGCGGTAGCAGAGTGGAAGTAGCGTCCCACCTATTGGTATAAATAGTCAATTGAAGATATAGTTAGTGATTAGATCTATTGACTGCGATCACTAAATGCTCCCATAGCTCAGTTAGTAGAGCGTTCGTTTTGTAAGCGAAAGGTCGTCAGTGCAAATCTTGACTGGGAGCTCTGAGAACTATTAGTTAAGAAGAAGTGTAACTATTTTTGTTTGTTTTTATAAGTGAATAAAATTAATAAAGGAGGTTGGTGTGATTAATATACTGGGAAGGTATGTGGGAGTTGGCGATGCTGTGTTTTTTTTGTCTCTTTTAATTGGAGTTAGTATAATAGCTATTATCTGGCTATTGCGAATTGGAGTTCCGTGGAAAAACAAGGGTAAGAATGAATAAATTACTTGGTAGAGAATTCCTATCTCTGCTAGTAATGATTTTAATATATGACTATGTTTAATTTATTTTTAGTTTTATTTTTCTTATTTACTCCGTATGGAAATACACAAATTAGTGTTAGCGAAGCTGGAATTGAAATAAGTAGCCATAAGATAAATATGGTGTCTGATGTTTATTCCAAGCACTTGATTGAAACAAATATACAAGATAGTTTAAAATAGAGAACTTTAGGAGGTAGCTTAAGTGGCAAAGCTCCGCACTGTGACTGCGGCGTTGTGGTTTCAATTACCACCCTCCTGACTTTCTATTTAAGGAGTAGTTATGAATGGTATTTTTTGTCCTGATTGTGAACAATTCATCTTTAGTAGGTTCAGACATGATTTTACATCATGTAAATGTGGTAACACGTCAGTGGACGGTGGATTAGATTATCTTAGAGTTGGCTATAGTGGAAAAGGCAACATAAATGATGTCAAAAGTGTCGAAATTAACTCTAAGTCGTTAGCAAGTCTTACTAAAATGACAGAAACTGAATTAGAGTTAATTTGGAACGTAGTAAAGAGAAAAGAATCTGCCACCATATACGATCCATTTGCTGGCACAGGTGACATAGCTAAACTGAGAAATTTAGGATTTGATGGTGATATAACTTGTTGCGAGGCAGAGGTAGATTTCATCGATACTACTAATCAAGTAGATACATGGTACATACGAGATGCTAACATAGAGATAGATGAAAAATTTGATTTTATTTATATTAATCCTACAAACGGTGACAGAAAAGCAGATCACGCTGATTTTGCTTATAAGAGAGGGCGCAAAACATATAGAGATGTATTAGGAAAAGATCTTAAACCTTACAACACAGGTAGAATGAACTGGGGACCTACATACAGAGCAAAAATATCATCCATATATGCGGTATTAGATAGTATGTTAGTTGACGGTGGAGAAATTATTTTATCATTATCACATAAGAAACAAGACCGTGCAATCATTGAATTTCATACATCATTGCTAACTAAACTTGGGTATGAAAAGACTGGTGAGGAGGTAATAAATGATGATGTAGTATATAATAAAGATTATATAAAAACAATTGTAGTATATAGGAGGTAGGATGAATAACGATTTTATAGAGAAGGCTGTGAAAACAGAGAATAAGGATTTCTCTGGAATGATGAATAGAATAACACCACAAAGTGTAAGACTATTACATGGAGCTATAGGAGCATCAACAGAGGCGAATGAACTACTAGATGCCATGAAGAAACATATTTTTTACGGGAAGTCGCTTGATGTTGTGAATGTAAAGGAAGAGATAGGAGACATTTTATATTATTGTGCTATACTGCTTGATGAGCTTAATACAGACTTTGATACAGTCTCTACTAAAGTAATTGAAAAGTTGGCAGTGCGCTATCCAGATGAATTTACATTAAACAACGCAGTAAATAGAAATTTAGTCGAAGAAAGAAAGGCTCTTGAAAATGAGTAATTTTACACCACAGGCTAGACTCACTGATGTAGGCAAAAATATTTTAAAGACCAGATATTACATTGAAGGTGAAACAAAATGGGGGCAAAACTCAAACAGAATTATAAATACTATTTGCGCTGATTGGGATAAACCACAACGATTGGAAATGTCTAATCTTCTATTTCATAGATATTTTGTTCCTAACTCACCACTCATTGCTAATGCAGGCAAAGAAAAACATGCTGGATATTCTGCTTGTTTTGTGGTTCCTTTTGAGGACACAATCGAAAGTATTTACAAAACAAAATTAGACTTTGCTTTAGTTGCTAGAAAAGGAGGTGGGTGTGGTACTACTCTCTCTAATATCCGACCAGAGGGTGACCCAGTAGGAGGGTCTACTCATGGATATGCTGGTGGTGGGATTGGTTTTGCTGATACAATATCACGTGATATGAAAGTAATAACACAGGGCGGACTAAGGGCTATGGCTTTAATGTTTACTATGCGTGTAGACCACCCAGACATAAAAAAGTTTATAGTGGCAAAATCAGAAGATGATAAGATAAACAATGCCAATATAAGTGTATTTGTAACTGATGAATTTATGAGGGCAGTTGAATCTGGTGATAAGTATTGGACAACTTTTAATGGTAAGAGGTATGAAGAACTAGATGCACGTGATGTATTCAATTCTATAGTAGAAGGTGCATGGAGGAATGGAGACCCTGGTTTATTATTTGCAGACACAATAAACAACAATTCATCATATAAATATGATGGGGTGACAATTGATGCTACTAACCCCTGTGGGGAACAGCCTCTCCCTCCATTTGGCTCTTGTAATTTAGGTGCATTAGATATATCTAAATTCTTGCGTAATGGTGAATTTGATTTTAATCTATTTGAACGTGCTGTTAGGCTTTCAATTAGGTTCCTAGATGCAGTAATTGACAAAAACGAATTTCCAACGAATGAATTCAAAGACAATGCATTAAAATATAGACCATTAGGTGCAGGATTAATGGGACTAGCTGATTATTATTTAAAACGTAAAATTGCGTATGGTTCAAAGGAGGCACTCAATGAGTTAGATAAAATAGGAGCATTTTACAAGAAAGTAGCTTACAATGAGTCTGAGATAATGGGCGACGAGTTAGGTGTGCCAGAAGGATGTAAAAATTTACCAGTGCCTAGAAGGAACATTACAGTTATGACGATAGCTCCTACAGGAACTACAAGTCTTATTGCAGGATGCAATTCAGGTATTGAACCATTTTTCTCTGAGATAACTCAGCGCAAAGATACCACTGGTGAGTATACTATTGAGACAGATGATAGTAAAGAAGATTATTTTAGATGTGCAGTGCCAAGTGATGGTGATAAGTCTAAAGAGGTTACTTGGGAAGAGCATATTTTAACACAAGCAACCATTCAAAAACATATTGATAGCGCCGTTTCTAAGACAATTAATTTTCCTCAGTTAACTAGAAAAGAGACAATTGCTAAGGCATTTATGATGGCTTGGAAAGAAGGGTGCAAAGGAGTCACTATCTACAGAAATGGATCTAGATCAGAGCAAGTTCTTACTCCAAAAAATATAAAGAAAAATTTATGTCCTGTTTGTGGAGAACCTACTATTAAATATGATGGATGCACTAGATGCTCAAAATGTGAGTGGTCATTATGTACAGTATAACTAATACATTATCAGTTCAAAAATGTAGAGATAATCCAAATACAGTATTTGTATTTGGTGATAATTTAATTGGTAGAGGAAAACGAGGGCAAGCAGTAATAAGAGATGAACCTAACGCCTTTGGTATTCCAACAAAAAGACTACCATCTATGAGAGAAGGTTCTTTTTTTTCAGAACAACAGGACGAATATATAGCAGTAGATGCCGCTATAGATAAACTAATTGATATGAGAAAAAATGGGTATCAAATTGTTTTCCCATCTAGTGGTGTAGGTACTGGTCTCGCTGAAATGTCGAAAAGATCCCCTAAATTGTGGTCTCACATGATGATTAGAATAAATAAGGAGATATAATTATGTATACGAGTGATGCAGTAGAGTATTTAGAAAAACTTAGGGATGATATGATTAAACGTGGAGACTCAGAGGAAGAGATTAAGAAAATAGAGGAGGAGATTGCATATGTCATCACAGAACAAGAAGAAAAAAACAAATAAAGAAGTTAGAAAATCGTTTCTTCTTATATTGCTAAGTCTGCTAATGAGAAACAATTCAGATAGAAAGAGAGAACAAGAGGTTAGTGATGAACTAAGGAATATGAGATGAAAGTCTTACTTTGGAAACTACTATGGTAGTAATATTATTAATTTTAGAATTACTATTGTTAGTATTGATTTGGGTAGTAAGTGTTCCACCAGTAAAGTATACTAAATTAGGGTGGGATTGGGGAGAGTTTGTAAATACTAATACTGGTGGGGCATTACTTATAATTTATTTGTTTATAATCGTGGTTACCATAGTAGCAGTAGGAGTACAGATGTTATGTTAAATATAATTCTAGTTTTGGAGATAATTGTATGGCTAGGTGTTGTGATATTAAGTTTACCAAATGTGATGTGTAGTCCAATAGGTGTAGTTTTTAATAAGCTAATGAATACAGCATTTGGAGATATATTGTTTATGATTAACTTGATAATTACTATCGTAGCAATAGTGGCATTAGTTAACAAATGATAAATAAAATAATAGAAGATGTATTTACAGTAATACTATATGTACTAGGCTCTTTATTGATTGCATC